AATATCATACACTGGATACGATGGTGTATCTATTTCAAGAACAACAGGCTTCACGATATCAGGCAACGAGGCATCGAACACAGCCTTAGCACAGTTCCCGCTATGTACAGCAGGCAGCGCAACGGCCACATATTTTAGCATCTGCACAACTCAAAACGGCGCAGGACAGATTATTGTGAGCGGTGCTTTATCAGCATCATTATCAATATCAGCGGGTATACAACCGCAGTTTAACGCAGGCGAATTAGACGTAGTGATCGACTAATGGGATTTAACAACGTAGCAGCATATGCGAACGCAGATGAGGCGGGGCGCACTTGGATAACACAATTTAGGAAAGCTGTTACGTCAACTGCTACTATTACCTCAAGCTATGTTGATTACACTTATTTTGCAGGCAGTCCACTTGCTAATTTTTACGCTTCAACGCCTTTAGAGGCTGCGTTCGTTGACGAGACAAGAGGGATAAAAATTCCGTCCGTTGCACCAGCACAGCAGTATTTAAAAAATATTACTGTACTATCAGCAGCAGCAAGCGCAACAGGCACAACTAATCAGAGGCAAGAATTAATGCTATGTGATTATTTAATGTACTATCCATTTATTGATACAGACAGTACAGACCAGCAAGATATGATTCAAGCTGTAAGTATTCCAAGATATGAAAGCGGTTATGTGATGGCGATAGCGCAAGCTGCATCTTCAGCAATCGGACAATTTACTTTTACTTACACGAACCAAGACGGAGTAAGTGGCAGGGTTAGTCCGAATATATTTACACAAATTGTAGCGGGCGGCGGTCAGTCGTTACTTGCTAATATATCAGGCGGTGGTTTTAATCCATTTTTGCCATTACAGGCAGGTGATAGCGGAGTCAGTTCTATTGAGTCAGTGACATGCACAGTAACAGGTGGTGGATTAATGGCTCTGGTAATTGTTAAACCAATTTTAAATTTCTTTTTAGCATCTGAGTGCAGAAGAACTACATCGGGAAACTTAGAAAGCTACGGTGCAGCTTCGTCTTTTGATAGCGTTATTCATAGAGCAGGAGCATCTGAGATAAAAGACGGTGCGATTTTAGGTCTAATTTCAAAGGCACATGCAGGAAGTTTAGCATCATCAATTTTAGTAGGAACTTTAGAAACGATTTGGAGTAATTAACATATGGGATTTACATCACAAGACGATTTAATAAATCAAATAACAACTAACGCTAAAACAGATACGGTAATTTTTTCAAAGACTTTGCCAGCGGCGGGAACGGCGGGAGCTTGGACTGATTTAGGAAATGCCGCGGGTATACCTGTTGCCGCTACTTACGGCGCAGCAGATTTAACATTTACGGCAACTGATGACACTTGGTCGGAAGGGGCTTTGTATCATGGTGGTGACGTATCAACAGCAACAAAGCATTTTTTAAACGCGGGCGCTTCATGCGTAGCGGCAGCGGGTGCGCCTTGGTTTTTAATGTGCGTTGATGATATTGGTTACGTTAAATTATCAGGTACCAATGTATCTACAAACGGCACAAAAACCGTAACAATGACAGCGATTGCCGCAACCGCTGCGAAAGTAGATCGATACGCTAATGGAGAAGGGTTAAGATTATATATTTCCGCGCTAGGCGCATTAGGTGCGAACGCCCCAACTTGTATAGTTAACTATCTTGATACGGCGGGTAATGCGGGAGCAACAACAACTTTCACATCTACAGCATCGGCAACAAACGGATCTATAATTAATACAGGCGCAGCGGCTAATAAGTATAACCCGTTTTTACCACTAGCCGCAGGCGATACAGGTGTATCAGATATAGTTTCAGTTGTTTGGTCAGGTACAGCACATGCATCCGGTACGGTTATTGTCCACTTAGTTAAACCACTTTGGACTATTCCAGTTCCTGCTACTGGTTTATATAGCAAGCTAGATTTTGTGAATTCGATACCATCATTAAGACAAATTAAAGACGGTGCAAATTTAAGATTTATCTTATTTCAGACAGGTGCAACAACATCGGGCGGTACAATATTTGTCGATTTTGATTATGGCTATGGTGGATAGTGGGGTTATTAAATAACAATTTCAGGGATAGCTTTGGAACTACTAGATTTTTTGGTGCTACGTTATCCAACGGATCTTCCCCTTATTTAGAAAACTTTAGTAATAAATTACCTGGTGGTAGTAGAAACATATTTGCATCAGATGCGGGAATAGACTCATTATCATCAAAGCCTGCAGGCTCTAGGCATCCTGTAGCATGGCAAATGCCGCAAAAGCCAGGCGGTTTAGCATCGCATAATAATACAAATATTGATTTTTCACATGTAGGCAATGCGGTGTTAGGCTTACCAGGATCCGGCAGTAGCACAATTACATTTAGCCAGACTGGAACGGGCGGCTTAATCGTATCAGGATCGGGTAGCGCAACAATAACATTCAGTTCCACAGCGGTTATTTTGTCAGTAGCCAGTGCAAGCGGTAGCGTGACGATTACATTTAGTTCTACGGCTGAAATCGGCGCGGAGGCGGGGCTTACAGGCACAACCTCAATAACGCTATCAGGCACAGCACAAAGCTACGCAATCGGCTATATGGCAGGCTTATCAACTTCAGAGAATGAATTTTCGCCTGCAGCGCTAGCATCGGCGGTTTGGGATGCATTAACAGCAGACTACAACACAGCGGGAACAATGGGTGCAGCGATGGCGGCGGCAGGCGGTGCGGGTGATCCTTGGATTACTAATCTACCAGGTACATATGTTGCAGGCCAGGCGGGATACATACTAGGGAATCAGGTACTAACTGAAGATGATTTGAACGCAATAGCCGACATAGTTTTAAGGCGAGCAACTTCCAATGTTGAAGCAAGCTCAGACGGTGACGCGCTATCCTTACGCAGCTTATACGGCATGATTGCACAGGGCGTACACAAGACAAGCATTTCAGGCACTACGCTAACAGTAACGAAATCGGATGAAGTAACAACTTTAGGAACTAGAACTATAGTAACTAGCAACACGGCAAAACCAATTGTTAGTTTTGATACTGATTAAATAAATGGGTGGATTTCAGAATCATTTATATGCGCTTTACGGATTGCCCGGCGGTTTTATATCGGGATCTGTGCCTATCCGCGATGATTACGGGGATACAGGTGATCCAGATTGGCATGATGATTATGACAAAAAGAAGCGCAAGAAATTTAAGAAGGGAAATTTCCTTACAGTCGAGGAAATGAAAGACAATAAAAGGCTAAAACGACAGCAAGAAGAAGAATTGATTCTATTATTACTTAAAAAGGACTTTGACGCATGACGATTAAAAGCAAGATTCATAACTATGGCGATGAAAACGAATCGGAGTGGCCATCTAGATTCGGCACAGGAGAAAAGGGCATCTTTAGATTTGGGGAAGTTTACCAGCCTAAGATTTACGGGCAAGCGCCGATTGCTATTATGGACTCAATGCCAAAGACTTATCACGAAGGGGCTTGCAGGGAAGTAGAATCAAGAAAGGAATGGAATAGGCTCGATAAAGAACATGGTTGTATAACATTCGGAAGCCAGGAAGAAGCGCAACGACCACTTAAGCAAAGAATCAAAGAAGAAAAAACAGATTACAAAAAAGGCTTGAGAAAAGCCTCAGAAACAGCGCTTCAAATGCATCGGGAAAACCCTAGAGAAATGAGCCAGAAAGTAGCAAAGCAAAGGGAACTACAGGAGCGAGTAGCAAAGCAAGAGGGCTTAGACAAATCTATTGATTCCGCAGTATCAACATCATTAAAAAAGGTAAAATAATATGACAGACGAATTAGTAAGCACAGCAACACACGAAGGGGAACAACCTGTAGTAGAAACGGCAGTAGTAGAGCAACCAAAAGAGGAAGCAAAAGGTTTATCGAACCGCGAGGCAATGCAAGCCGCGATTGAAAAGCATAAGCCTGAAATAGTTTATAAAAACAGAAAAAGTGAGGAAATCAATGATAAATCTATCCCGACTAAAGAGGAAGTTAAAGCGGTTGTTTCTGAGGATGTTGAAGCACCTAGGGGCTTTAATAAACAAGAAATAGAGGCTTGGAAATCTAAGGATATTACAGCTATTCAAAAAGCTTACAGGCGTGTTCATGACGAAGCCACGAGGGAGATGAACCGGGCACAATCTGAAGAAAGAAAGGCAAGAGAAGAAGCGCAGAAAGCAAAGCCGATTAGAGATTTAGCCGATAAGGTAAAATCATACTTAGCAGCCAGAGGCGAGGAAGATTTACCGGATGAAGCTAAGATTGCGCAAGCCTTGCAACTTGTAAACGAGATGCGAAGGGGTGACAGCGCAGCGGTAAAAGCTGAATTATTAAAAGCAGGCATCGATCTAGATAAGCCGGGCGCAGTTGCAAATAATTCACATAACCCAGAAATAGATACTTTACAAAAAAGATTAGCGGCCCTAGAACAAGAGAAAGAGGCACAAAGATTTAATTCCTTCGTCAATCAATTTGATGGAGTCTTTAAAAAACTAGGTGCTGAAAAAACTAGGACGGGCGATCCTGTTTATCCCGACATTCTTGATGGAAGCGATCGGGCAAACAAAATAGCCAAAAAAATCGGATCTTATGCACTTAATCCCGACTTTGTGGAAGGGGTTAAAGAAAGATTTCCCGAAGCTGATTTCTCAGTAATAGCAAGAGAAGCCTACATATTTGCAGGCGGCAGAATCGGGGGTCAAGCAGCATCAGTACCCAACAACAATAATCAACAAATAGAAAAACAAAGGCGAGCAGCCGCTTCAACTCCTGGAAAACCAGCAGTCAGAGCAGATGTTTCAACTCTTAAAGGCAAGCTAGGTAACAGAGCAGCCGCAAGAAAAGCCTTAGAAATACACGGTTGGGAGAACTAGAATACACTTAAAAGAAATCTCCCGGCCAATTAAAGGGGGATTTTTAAAGTGGCAGATAATTTTAGTGATATTTATTCAACAACTTGGGAGCTTAGAGAAAAGAAACCAGCAGACGCAGTAGCGGACAACATTCCGCTTATTTGGCATATGCGAAAAGACGGAAATATTAAAGAAGTTTCCGGCGGACGTTTCTTTTCTGAAAACATTCGTATTGCTCAAAATCAATACGTTCAATTAATCGATCCAGATCAGGAAATCAGCATGGGGTATAACAATACCTTAGCAGCTTTCCAGTTCACACCGAAAATAATTGTAACTCCAACGCTAATCAATGAATTAGAGCAAGCGCAGAATCAGGGCGTTTCTCAGTTCTTAGATTTGATGGACGAAAGACAAGAGATTGCAGACGAATCTACTTGGAACGTTATGGAAGCAATGATGCAGGGTGACGGCACTACTTACGGCGGTAAAGCGTTCGCGGGTATCCGCAGCTATATCGTGGACAGCACAAGCTCAGGCAGCATTGGCGGACTAGCTAGAGGAACATACTCAGCTATCAGAAATGCATCTGTAAACTTGGCATCAACATTCGGATCAGCAACTGATTCAAGCAACATTGAGTCAAGAACACGCTATGTTAAAAACTTGATTGTTCGTGGTACTGATAAACCAAATCTTGGTTTGTTCGGTCAGACTTACTTCAACGCAGCATGCGATTCTTTCTCAGGAAAGCAGAGAATAACTAAAAACCAAGAAATGTATGAAGCAAATTTCGATAACGTGATTATCGAAGGTGTTTCAATCGTCAACGCTGGTGGAAAGATATTCTCAGGACTATCACACATTGCAGCCGATAGAGGGTACTTACTTAACACTAAGACTTTCAAGCTGAAGATGTATTCAGGTTACAACTTCCAACCACTAAACAAGAGAACTTCTTTCAACCAATTAGTTGAAGCAGCAATCTTGCTTGGTATCGGTCAGTTGACAATGAATAACCCAGCTCTAAACGCAGTAATGTACGATTCATAATATTTAGGAGATTTGAAAAATGACAGCAGCAGGAAAATATAATTTAACAAGTTCAGACGGAACTACTCCGCAGTTTGACTTAGGAACTGAAGTAGAAATTGGCGGCACTCGTTTCGGTTATTACTTAGCAGACGGCACTATAGCAGTATATAGCGCTTGTACAGTTCAGAATGATTACGATGCAGCGGAAGGCACTTCTACAACTTCAGGAGCAAAACCAACACAGGTTTGCATCCCACAATTTGCAGTAGCAGATAACGAGTATTTTTGGGCGCCAATCGGGCCGATTAAGCCATTAACGCCATACAACGTAAACGGCGCGCCAGTTCCGTTTTATGTTAATGCGGCTCAGGACGCAGCTACATCAGTCAAGTTATACACAACTGCAACTGATGGTGTGGTTGATGATGCAGCAACAGACCTAATAGCTGGATTGTTCTTAACTGAAACAATCACAACTGCAAGGGCAGCAACATGCCAAGCAGTTCAGCGACTAGTAACTAACTGCCAAGACTAATTAGTCAAAGCAGTAGCCGGGGAGGCTAGTATAGCTCCCCTTTATTTTATAAAGGGTAAATTCACTCATGGAAACATTCGGCAATCCAATTCTGGAAGATATTCAATTTAATGATGATGGAAGTTTAAAGAAATCAGGCAAGCAGAATATCAAGTTTTATTATAAGAAGTTCCTAGACTTCAAAGCCAGGCCGCTACTAGATGATGATGGTAATCAGGTTTATGAAATAAACGAAAAGACTAAGAAGAAAGTTCCAGTATTCGATATTGATCCAAAAACTGGACTACCTTTTAGAGATGCGTTCGAAAATTCAAGGATAATGATTCGTATTGAATCTAAGGGCGATACAAACATCAAAGATGATTTTGCTAACGACTTAGACAAGAGAATTCATTACAGACAATATAAATTCTTCATGGAAGGAAAAGCGCCAACAGGTCACGGCATTGAGGACTTTGAATTTATTCAACCTCAAGTGATTGTCGAACTTCATATGCTAGGCGTTCATGTGCTTGAAGAGGTTGCTTGTATGTCCGATTTAGAATGTGAGCAAATCACAGGGCAATCAGGCTATGAGTTACGCGACATTGCAAAACAATGGGTAACTATCAACAGTCCGCAAGGAATCAATCAAGCTAAAGCTAAACTAGAAAAAGAAAATGCAGAGTTAAGAGCAAAGCTTGAACTAGCTACAGGAATAAAAGGCGAAAGACTTTTGCCAATAGAAGAGCCTTCTATGGGTGGCGTTTCTGATGAACCAAAAATCATGGAAATGACTCACGAAGAAGCAAAGAAAGGGCTTAAAGGCCGTAAACGATTAGTATCATAAGGATAAGAAAATGAAAAAGATTTTAGTATTAATAGCAAGTTTACTGATAGCAGGAACGGCTTACGCCGATACTTGCGCAACTCAGTTAATGCCAAGTTTTACAGGCAATCAAGCAACGCAGTTATGCACAAAGCTAGGACTAGATTACAGCACAGATTTTAACTTTGTGACTGGAAAAACTATCGGTATTCAAGAGGCAACAGCAGCAAGTGCTTGCTCTGGAACGGTAACAGCTACAGGAGCAACGGCGGTAACTATTGCTACAACATGCGCAAGAACAGGATCCAGAATTCTTTTAACAAGAAGTTCAGCACCGTCAGGAACCGCGATTTGTTGGCAAACAAATATAGTCAACGGCGTAAGTTTTGACTTTGATTGTTCAGCAGCGGAAACAGGGACTTTTGATTGGTTTATAATTCACGAAGCGCCATAAGATGAAAAAATTACTTTTACTAAGCTTACTAATACCAAGCATAGCACTTAGCCAGGGTTGGCAAATACCTAACCCGGCAGGAACGCCGCGAGCATTGCCGACCCCTGGAACTTCCATGAGTAAGGCGAATGTCGATATTTACGGCAATCAGCAAGTAGTAACAGTAGGATCAGGAGGCTCCGGCCTATCTCAGTCTGTTGTTCCTGTTAGTAGGCAATCAGCTTTAAACGGTGTGCCAATCCCTCAGATTAAAGGAACTTATAACAGGGCATCGGATACGGTTGAGGCAGCGAGTACGACTACGGTGCTAAATCTTGCCTCACATTCTGCAAGGGTTGGGGATGTAATCAAGTTTAGAAACGGTACAAACGCAGGGGCAGAAGTTCCAGTTTGTTCAGTAACTACTAATACAGTAACTCTTTGTGCTGCTTTAGTAGCTGATCCCAGTACGGCAGATATTTGGATTAATTCTCCACAAAGCATAGCTTCTTTTATGGCTGGCGGTGATTCTACACCTGCAAACGGCGCTTCATTAGCAGTAGCGATAGACTCTGGTTATCAGAACGCAGCAGCCACAGGCATCCTAAAACTAGAAGACGCAGCCCATGCTACTGGAGATGCAGGGGTGATGAGCTTAGGGGTTCGAAATGAATCTTACGTTGCGCTTGCAGATGGTAACTTAGATTACAGCCCATTAGGATTGTATAGAAGTGGCGCTTTAATGACAAATTTAGACTTGTCAGCAAGTGGAGCTTCGGGGGTAGGTATCCCATATATGTTTGAAGATACTGCGATAGCAGCTAGTCAGGCAATAATGATTTCAGGGGGTCAATCTCTCTCAACGGTAGCTCAGTCAGTCGGCGCTTCAGGCGATGCAGCCCCAATAGCCCTAGACTTAGGCAATAGACAAATAACAACAATGGCTCCTGCTGGGGAGACTGGAACTTCATGCTCAAGTGAAGCAACAGGAACGGCAGATACTACACTATTAGGCGCTATCGCTTCTAACAGATGGTATATCACATCAATTAACTGCTCGAATAACTCAGCGGTAGCATCACGAATATCTTTCAAGGAAGGTGCTGTTGTTAAAGCGATAGGAGGAGTAGGAACTTTAGCAGCTACAGGCGGCGGAATGTCTTTAACTTTCAATCCTCCAATCAGAGGAAGCGTTAATACAAACTTTATATTTTCGATGACTACAACTTTAACAGCAACAACATGCTGTGCGACAGGGTATTACTCAACGATTTAACGGCTACATAAGCACGATATAAGACGATGAGGAAAGAGTAAGGGTTATGAATGGCGACAATATCGGACATACTAAATGAATTTTGTGACAGAATTAATCAGCCGCGTGAATCGAGCTATGTTGGCAACACTACACCGGGCGCTAGGCAATACGTTTCTTTATTCAAGTTTATCGGCCAAGAGTTATTAGATAACCCGAACGGCTGGAATCAGCTTAAGAGATTATTTTTCTTTCAAAGCTATCAGGGAATTTCAAACTATCAATTACCAGGTGATTACGAACGCGCCTTAGTCGGCACTCAATGGGGCGTTACTAATCAAATACCGCTAGCAGGACCTTTATCTAACGCAAGATTAGCCTTTCAGACATTCGGCGTTAATATCGCAACGCCTTTCCCTGGATATCAAAACAACGGAGCGCAAGGCTATAAGATTGCAACTTCGCCTTATACCCAGACTTCAGCAGGGTATTGTCAGCTATCACCATCAGGGCAAGACAACGTAACAGAATCAGTCATAGCTTATACATCTAATAATTATGTTTGGCCGCAAAACTGGATCGCAAACACGGCTTACACAGCAGGGAATATTAGAACCGTTCAAGATGAAATTTGGATTTGTGTAACTAACGGAACTTCAGCAAATACAGGGCAGTTCCCTAAATTTGGCGTAGACAACAATATTATCTGGCAGCCCATACTCACGTATGTAGTTAGCGAGCTTTACTTTGCCGGGCAATATGTCTTTACAGGAACGAACGTTTATAAGGTAACAGTCGGCGGCAAATCATCAGCCGGAACCCCTTCAGTAACTTCAGGTACAGAAACACTAGGAACAGTTACTTTTGAATTCGTTTCAACTCCTTCTAATTGGGTAGCAGGCACAACTTACGAAGCAGACGATTATGTAAAAACTCCGACCGGAGCCATCGGCTATAAATGCTTACAAGGCGGCGTGTCAGGACTATTAGAGCCGAAATTCTATTTTAATCTTGATAGTACGCAATACGCCCCGCCATTAATTTCTAAACGAGTAACAGACGGAACAGCCGTTTGGGCTTTGTATAAAGAAAAATATCCAATCACAGCGGACACTGATTTTGTGATTTTAGATTCAGACTTATTTGTCGAGGGTATGCGCTGGGCTTGGTATGACGCTAAACAACAATTTCAAGCGGCAGCTACTTATAAATCTAGTTGGGAAAATTCAGTCAGAAGCGCATTAGGCAGGCAAAATGGATCTGTGATTGTTAACGCAGGAACGGATCTGAATAGCAGCTACACTTGGCCGATTGCACAACAGGGAAGTTGGGGGAATATACCGGGTTAAATTATGGCAATATATCAAAACGATCCTTTTGGAATTGGAGACTATAGCAATTATGCATCTTGGAAACAGGTTAAAATGCCTGACGGCCAGATTTATTACGAAGTGCCGGGCAATCCTGGTTATGTTTTTGATCCAGTAGCATCACGCGCATCAGGTAGGCAGACATTTAGAAAAAATCCGCAGCTTGCAATAACAGCGCAGCAAGAAGAGCAAGACAGAATCAAACAAGTTCAAGAGCAAGAATCTTTTAATAGAAGCCCGGCTGGACAGCTTTTACCAGTAGCAGGATCTACAGCGGGATTAATAGCAGCTCATCAACTAATGAAACCAGGCGAGAGCTTAGCCGATCAAGTGATGCGGCAAGAACTTATAAAGCAAGGAAAATTACCCGCCGATGTCGCTTCTAAGGCACCATCAACAACAATACAAGCGCCAGCGCAAACGCCAGCGCAGGCAGCCGCAGCGGGTGCAATGAATACACAAGGCGCGGAGATTATAGGACAGAATGTAGACGGCAGCCCAATATATGCAACGAATACTAATGTATTACCGCCGGGTGCTGAGGTTACGGCAGACGGAGCAATAGTAGATCCAGCTACCGGAGCAACAATAGGCAGAGTAGCCCAAGGAGCATTAGGCGCTTATCAAATCTATCAAGGATATAATGAATTTAAAGACGACAAGGTAGGCGGCTCTTTAGGTATAGCCTCGGGCGCGGCTCAATTAGGATCGGCGGCAGGATATGAATCAGCGGGAGCCTTTGCAGCACCGCTTTTAACTGCAAAAGGGGCGTATGATACTTACAACTCTTTCCAGAACGGTGGCGAGGGCATAAGAAGCGCAGCAACTACAACAGGCGCGGGAATTGGAAGCTTTGCAGGGCCAGTCGGTACGGTAATTGGGGCAGCAGCAGGTAATACTATTGGCTACGGATTGCAAGGGAATGGGATTAAAAATGATATAGCTTTAGCGCCTTTGACCTTTGGCGCAAGCTTAATTCCAGGCGTAGGCGATGCCATTAGAGGCGGTTTAATTCACAAAACCACAAAGCAGCATCAGTCAGAAAGATGGCAAGAAATGGCAAAATCTGACGATCCGGCAACGGCTGCATATGCACAACAGTATCTTGATGTAATAGGTCAAAGCGATGGCAGCGGCCCAACTTTTGAGGATATTCAAGGCAGAGACGGCGGCGGCTCCGGGCGCGATGTTTGGGGCGCTAGTGCTTTCTTTGATGCGTTTAAAGATAAAGGCGGCTGGCTAAATACTACAGAAGCGCAACGCGAAGCAATTGCAAAAAGGGCGCTTGATGAAGGTTTATTAACAGGCTCAAAAGGCGACATAATTGCAGTTAATGAAGATGCCCAAAATAGAATTAAAAAAATAGGCGATGAGGTAATAGGCTTTGATGTTAAACAAACTCCAGCAACATCAGCCGCGCAAGGCGCAACTATGCAAAGTACTAAGCTACCAACACAGGAGCAGATGAAAAACCCTAGCATACTAGGGAATGGTAATCAGTATAAACCTTACACGCCGCCAAATAAAGATCCGAATGATCCTAATACTTACGGGATTGATGCTGATGGTAATGTTAGAGGAACTCTAATCGGATATACACCACAAGGACAAGCTCCAACTACCAACCTGGGCGGCTGGGCTAATCAGAAACTAGGCGGAGCGCCTTTTGTTCAGTTAAGCGATCCATTGTTGAAAGCAAACGGACTTTCTTTAAATACGCCGCCTGCAAATGATAAAATGTTTATAGTCGGCAGAGATGGCCCAGCGCCTGCAATAGCAAACACGCCTGCGCAAACAGCCGCAGTTGAAGCAATGCGCAGAAGTTCAACGTTATCGCCGGGCATCGGCAAAGACGGCAAGCCTATAATTTATAGGCGGTAGGAATGGCAAACACGCTTTTACCGCCGCCGTACAAAGGACAGAACGATCAGTTCCCCTTAATATCAATTCAATCTCCTTATTGTGAGAGGATGGTAAATTTCAATAATTTGGATGGCACAGTTAAGGTTAGGCAGGGGAATGATAGATGGTCAGCGGTTGCAGGCGCAGCGCAATATGTAACAGATTATATAACTTCATTAGGAACTGAGTTATTTCTAGTAATGCGCAGGCCAGTTACTGGATATAAATTTTATGATGTAACAACTACAGGAGGCGGCACACTAGATCATACGGAATTAGGTACAGCTTCAGTAACTCCTAATGCTTTCTTTTTTAATGATAATATTATTTTTTGCATTGGCACAGATGGCGCTCTTTTATATGACGGATCTACTTGGGCGTTAGCCTATACCTTTCCTAGCATTGCTCCTTCTGGTGGGACTCAATTCAAGGCAAGAGCATATTTCGCAGATTATAATAGCGCAAAATTTGGATACGGGGGTATCGATGCAATTACTGGATCTGTTACTGAGGTTGATTTAACCAGTCAAATCACATCAACAGCAGTAATTTACATGATTAGACCTATTTCCATGACTCAAAATTTAACATCTGAGTCCGTATTATCTTTTATATTTTCAAGCGGAGAAATCCTTGTTTATTCTGGCTCTTATCCAGATGCTACCAATTGGAGCAGAATAGCAAGATTTAAAATCAGCAAGCCTATATCTTTGGCTTCTTATATAGAGGCTAAAGGCGATACTATTATATTTACTGAATCGGAGATTCTTTCTTTAAGAAACCTATTTGTCAGTGGATATGACAAGGAAAGGGATGAAGGAATTGGATCGACTATTAATAAGCGATGGAGGCAATGTATAACAGCGTTTTCAGGCACATTGCTATATCTGAATATAACAGGCGCTTATGATGAAAAATATGATCGTATTATAATTGCATTTCCTAAATATGTTAACCCAGAGACTGGGCTAGCAGTAGATAATACGCTTTTCTTACTTATTTATGATTTTAACTTAGAAGCTTGGTACGAATATGTACAAACTGATACTAGAATTAGCTCTGTAAAATCAATTACCTTTTTTAATGGATCTATTTATATAGCTATTATATCCACTACTTCGGACGAAGGGTTAGTTGTTAAACTAGAAGCGGGATCCGGCTTTGTTGACGATCAGCTTGATGGAACTGGAACAAATCCTATTGATTATGATCTTATAACCGCACCACTTCCAATCTCAAAATTCGGAGCAAACGCAATCACAGGGGTTGAGGCAATAGTTAAATCCGACCTATACCCGCAAACAAGTTATAAATTCATAGCAGATTTAGGACGGCAGGAAACCGAGGCACAGACCTTGCCGGATCAGGGAACATCAATAGCAAAACCGATGATGAACGTAGGTATCCAGGGGGCTATAGCAGCACAATTGGAGATATACGGATCTACCGTTTCTGCTAGCATAGGTTTAGAGATATCGGCTTTAAATGTTTGGTACAATTCAGGGGATTCCGGAAGTAGATAATATGGCAAAAAACAAGCAAAACAATAAACAACCTTTAAACCAAAAAGTTACGGATGAGCGGTTAGGCAGCGTTTTAGCTACGCTTGAAAAGCGGCAAAAAGAGGGCACATTAGGGCCGAATGAAAAGCGCAGATTGCAAGATTTAAGAGCAAAAGCTGCAGCGCCAGGAACAGGCGGCGGCGTAGTTACCCCAAACATTGACGCGACCGCAAATATTAATCCCGATGGCTCTTTTAATAATCCGCAAGACGCGCTAGACGAAGCCGGAACAACATTCGATCCTAACGATCCATACTGGCAAGATTTATATAAAAGAAACTACGAAAACACTTACGGACTAGCTACAGCAGGACTAGAAGAAAGGAAAGCTAGGGAAATGGAAGATGCTAGGCAAATAGCCGCAGAGCGTGGCTTGCCATTCGATCCAGGCAATAGGGAGAGCGCTTACGGAAAGCAAATTGGCGGCGTGAATGACCGCTATGATGACCTTTACAGTCAAGCCTCACAACAAGCCTATCAAGCAGCAGAATCAGCTTACACAGCTCAAGGCGGATTAGCGAATCAAGGCTTCGTGTCCTACCTAGAATCAACGCTAGGACTATCAGAAGCTCAAGCAAGAGCCAAGGCTCTAGAGTTGCAAAGGTACGGAACAGACAAAGATTACAAGGCGAAGATGGCGGCAGTTGCTAAATCTGGAAGTGGCGGATCTAGCGGTGGATCTGGCGGCGGTAGCACTGGCGGCGGCTTTGAAATTTTGGGGTAAACAATGGCAGACGAAAGCTTATTATCATTAATTTCCCCGGCAGATTTAGCCGGATTTAATAATCAAGTTACACAAAGCGATCCATTTGGAATAGCGGGTAATTCGCTTGCATCATGGCAGCCGAATTATAGTTACATGGACGCGACTGAATCAGGTTTGACTTCATTCGGCAAAGCGTTTGCGCAAGGGCTTTTACAGAACTATGCGCAGAATAATGCGAGCCAGCAGCTAGGATCGGTTATCAACGTACTCCCTCAATTATCATCGGATCCAATGGCCACAATAGCACCTGAAGGAGTTGATTCATCTGCTTTTAATATGCTTAGAGGGTCGGCGTTTTTAAATAAAGTAAAGAGAGATGAGACAGCAAAGGCCAATAATCAAGCAACACTATCCGATCTACTTAAAACCGTAGGTATTGAAGGAATAAAATCAGGAACTATGGATCCTCGAAGTGCATTAGATTTAGTCACTAAAGGCGAACTTCCAGAAGCAGGAGTTGTAGATCCTTTATCTAATCCGAATAGTCCAGCTTATAAGGCCAATAAAGACTCAAACGATGCGCTAACTACCCTAAGAAAAGAGTTTAACGCGCTTGAGCCAGTTAAGAACTTTGCAAAAGCAAGCCAGGGAGCAACGGCACTTGCAGGGGCTTTAAAAGATAAAAGCAAAGTATCAGATCAGGAATTAGTTAGATATTCAATCTTAATGATTGAACCAGGAATGGCAGTTAGGGAAGGCGAGCAAGGCGCTGTAGCTAACTCTCAATCAATCCCCGAAGCATGGAAAGGACAACTAGAATCAGCTTTAAGCGGAAGTTCCGCACTAGGTGATGATGTTAGAAAGGGAATAGAGAGACTAGCCACTAGGGCATATAATTCTCATAAAGGACTATACGATCAAGCTTATGATATGTACGGCAAAGAAGCGGAAATGCAGGGGCTTGATAAGTCTCGTTTAAGTTATCTAGGAAGCCCACTATCTTCTGATCAGATTTTCCAACAAAAAACACAGCCTGACGTAAGTATTCTAAAAACAGAAGCAGCAGCATTAAAAGCGCAAGGCATGACTTCGGCAGAAATAGCAGCAACATTAAGGAGTAAGTACGGTGGCTGATATTTTCGATGAGATTGCAGGCAATGTTGATATTGCAGCAGCTTCAGCAGAAAGTGTAGCTCCTGTCAGCTTTGAGCCTGATATATATGATCAGATAGCAGCTAGTATTCCCGATACTCCTACAGGAGTAATGCCAGCATTAGGTGAAGTAGGACAGGGATTAACTTTTGGCTTCTTAGATGAAATTGAAGGCGGAACAAATGCAATAGCCAACTTACTAGGTAATGTTGTCGGGCTTGGAAATAACAAATCATTTTCAGAAAATTACGCCACTAAAAGAGATGCGACAAGGGCGGAACTTGGGGCATACGAAGAGGCTAATCCATGGTCTTCTATGGGTTTGCAAGTAGCAGGCGGAGTTATCCCTTCTATAGCTGGTGGTGTAGCCGCATTAGCAGGGAAAGGCGCGGTTAAAGCAGCTCCTACAGGCTTAAACACGCTATTAAAGAATGTTTTAGGGGTTGTTGATGAAGCTCCATCAGTCATGCAGCTTGCCAAAATGGGCGGTACTCAAGGGGCTTTATATGGAGCAGGAAATTCAACAGAAGGAAATAGATTACAAGGTGCCGGAACAGGTGCGGCAATTGGCGCAGTAGCAGCTCCGGTCATTGGCAAGCCTGTAGAGTGGGCTTCAAAGGCAATAGCCGATAAATTAGCAAATTTAGGAATTATAGGAGCCGGAACGGGCGTAGATTTGGCATCAGAAACTGGCTCTTTCAGCACGAAGCCGGGCGGAGTTTCTTACACGCCAGAGGATTTATTTTTAGCAAAGCAATTAAAAAATACGCCATTATCTAAAGTAGAAGCCGGGGCGGCGGAAATGGCGGCAGTAGGCGATGATGTTCCGCTATTTCTTCCGGAAGCTCTAAACTCTCCAAAGGTAGACAGAAACGCAAGATTTATTGCTAACTATGAGCCTTCAATGGAATTTTCTCAATCTGCTATAGGAGCAAGGACAGCAACGACAGAAGAAAGAGCAACGCAATTATTTAACAAGATATCACAAAACCCAGACACATATGAAGGCGCATCCGGACTTGCTAAAGCAGCAAAAGAAATAATTCAGTCAGCAGAAGATGAAAGGCAAGCATTAGTTAAGCCAATGTACGGCGCGGCTTACGAAGCGCAGCCATTAGTGATTGATGATGCATTTAATACACTTTTACAAAAAGATACGGTTTTAAAAACAGCTATTAACAGCGTTAAAAAAACAGCTAACAATGCCGACTTGCCAGAAAATAGTGCAGCGCTATTAGTGAAGGCGCGCCAGGAAATAAGCAACAAAATAGATGCGGCTCTTTCTAAAGGCGCAGGAAGGGAAGCAAGAGATTTAACAGATACATATAATCGATTAAATAATATTCTTCACAAAAACCCAGAATTAAAAGCAGCCGATGAAGCTTATGCCGCTGCATCTGAAAATATTTCAGCATTAACTGATACATTCTTAAAAAACTTAAGCTCAATAACTGATGATAAAGTTCAAAACGTGGGGCAAATATTCAACTTGCCAGATAAAAGAATAGGCGCATTAAGAGACACATTTGAATCAGCAGGGAAGCTCAATGAATGGGAAGCGGGAGTTAGGGCGCATCTTCAAAACGTAGTAGAGGGATCTAGGGAAGGGCAAAACTACACACATAAGCTAACAGGCAATACAATTCAGAAAAACAAACTACAAGCAGCATTGGGTGACAAGTATGATGAAGTAGCAAAAGGCTTGTCTTATGAAAATAGATTCTTTGAAGGCAAAAATAAATATCATACAGGTAGCAGCACAGCAGGGAATTTAGCAGAAAATGCAGAATTCAAAAAAAGCGTTGGTATTATACAAAAGCTGAGAAGCGGTAATTATACAGATGCGATGTTATCAATCTTTGACAAAGAAATGCCTGATGACTTAGCGCAGGCAATGGCTAGGATTTACTTTGATCCTAAGAAGGGAGGCGAAGCGATTAATAAAATAGTGCCGCTATTAGAGCAATATGCAAAAAATAAAATGATATCTAGCGTAGGTGGTAGCGCATCAGGAAAGGTCGGAGCTATGGAAGGCGGTCAATTTTCCGGCGCAAATAATCGAAATCCTCTCCAGCAGCTTCCCGGAAACGCTGAAGCTGCCCCGATGTCGCAGCCCCAATCTGGCATAAAAGCACAAGGATCAACAGTAGATTTGTCAGCAACGAAGAATTCAGCAAGTCTATTAAATAACTCATCTCTCAATAATACCGCATCCCAAAATCCTAATCTAGAGACATCATTTAAAAAAGTACTAGGTGAAGATATGTATAAAAAACAGCCAGTTAATCAGGTAATTGAAGCGGTCAAAAGCAATCCGGTTGATCATGCGATCGCGCTAATGGAGTCAAATCTCAATCCTAAAGCTAAGAACCCGGAAAGTTCAGCTAGTGGATTATTTCAGCTAATTAAAAAAACCGCCGGAACTTTAGGCGTTAAAGATGTATTTGACGCAGGCGAAAACTATGACGGTTACTTAAAGCTTAAGCAAACAGCAATTGATAAATTTGACTTAGATCCGAATGACTACCGCAGCATATACGCAAGCCATTATCTAGGCGAAACGGCATTTAGAAAATTACTAAACGGAGAAACCTTAAGCGATAAGCAGCAGGCGCAAGTAGAGTACCTACAAAACAAATTACTTCCCAAGCTAGATAAATTCTATGCAAAAGCAGTTAAAGAAACCGGGCAGGTGATGGCGTGATTTACACAGTCGATTCAACAAGAAAGTTTTTAAATGTACGAAACGGATCGCAAGAAGTATGCACGATTAAATATGTAACTTTTACTTCAGCGCCTGCTAATAATGTATCTATTATTTCAGCAGTAACAGGAAAGAAAATAAGAGTTGTTCAGATGTTTGGGCAAAGCTCAGATGCGGCAATTGGCGCAGTGCGTTTTGAGTCTCCGGCAGGAACTACGATCATGAATTCAGTTTGGTTGCCACTAGGCACAACAGCAGGCCAATTATTTTTATTACCACATAACGAATCGGGCTGGTTTGAGTCAGGCACAGCGGAGGCTATTGTTGCAGATATAGCGACCGATGATGTGAACGTAACTTTAGGCTATATCGAGTACACACCATGAGCGCACTAAAGCAAGTAAACGGAACGTATGGCAGCACAGAAGGATGCGGCTACGACCACGAACAAATAGAGCGCTTGATAGCAGCGACAGAAGCTAACGGCGCTAAGATTGACGCGCTAACAAGCCAGCATAATCAAATAGTAAAATATCTTTTAATAGTTGTATGCGTTATCGCACTAGGGGCAAAGCTTGTGGAAATGGCAAAGGATATTTACGGGCATAACGTGACTTTAAAATCAGAAAGGCAATGATTGAAGGTTTAGATTTACTAGCAGGCGCTAAATATCAAAAGGAGGTGATTAAACTTCTGCCGAAAGGCTCAACAGTATTGCTTTTATCGAAACATTTGGACTATAATACGGTAAATAAACATTTTTACGGAGATCGTATTATGACAAAGAGAGATAAAAAGGGGTGCTTTGATTTCGGTTCTGCTGGACATTTGATTCACGGGTTTGCCAAGACTGGAAAATCTCGCACAAGGGAATATAGAGCTTGGAGTCGAATGAAAACCAGATGCTATAACCCTAATATAGGCAGAGATTATAGAAATTATGGAGCCAGAGGTATTAGGGTTTGTGAGCGATGGAAAGATAGCTTTGAAAATTTCATCACAGACATGGGGAAGTGCCCTAGCTCAGACCATTCAATAGATAGAATTAACGTGAACAAAGATTATTCGCCTGAAAATTGTAGGTGGGCTAATCGAAAACAACAGGCAAATAATACTAGAAGGTCTCAAAGGATTCACTTAAAAAGCGGGAGTTTTACAATAGAAGAAGTGTGCGAACGCTATGGCATCGAAAGAGGCGCAATGAAACGATACGTACAGCAACGGAAAGCTAAAGGCGTTGATGTAACATACACAGAAGCTTTTTATTGGTACTGTCTAAAGGAGAATATAAAAGTATGCTTTACGGGCTAGATTTACTTGCTGGGGCACGGTATAAAAAAGAAGTTACTAACTTTGCTCAAACCCATTGTATCGGATTGTTTGCGGAAACTTTTGGTAACGCGTACCCAGTTGCGGAAGCAGCTCTTAAGGCAGGCTGTAAATTCTTAAGAATTCAATTGCTTTGGTCTGATTCGCACTCATTCGGAGATAAAGACATCCCGAAAATAAAGAAGCTAGCAGCGCAGTATCAAAAGCTAGCGAATAAGTACCCAGGCGCAGATATACGACTATCTCCATTCTGCGAGCATAATCTCAACAACCCAGATAAATACTTAGACATCACGCAAATCGCAGCGCCTAATTGTACAATTGTGAACACGCCTTGGAAGGGAGCATTTAGCAAGAAATATATAAACGAGATACACGGAGACCACGCGAAACCTCAAGGGCGCTATATGTTTTCATTTGATGGCACAGAGTGTACCAATGCGGACGTAGAAAGCTACAAAGCGAAACACGCGGACGCGGAAGCCTTTTTCATGTGGTCGGCTCGCTTTAATCTTAAATGGTCAATGAAGGACACAACGCCACGACCGCAGCGAAAAGCTAAACCAAGCACTGATTATATTAACTCAATCGTCTATCTATTCGGCAAAAAAGGCACATATAATCTAGATAAAAACACACTTTTGAAGTCACATTCAGAAAAACATGAAGCCACAGATTTCAAGGGTGACAAAATGTTGCTGATTACTCCGCAAAAAGTTGACGCGCTAACGTTAAAGAAAAACGGTAAAGTAATTGGCAAGCTTAAATACTACGGTAAATTTGAAGATGGCAGGCATCGCTATTACGCGCCTCAGATGGCGTATAAATATGGATCTGATGTCGAGGTATGGGCTGGAAATAAAAGGCTAGGGATTGTTAACTGCGGGTTTAGGAGCGCTCCTTACAGATGAGCAACTTCCCCAAAGACTACGCAGAAAACAAATTCTCAAACTACTACGACTTTGAGCGCCTAAGAAACCTACCAAAAAGCGAAAACATAATAATTTTAGATTTAGAGACAATGACTGTAAAGGAAATCGGAGAGGCTTACAAAAAGTTAGACGAAGCTTTGCGGAAATTGTCAGGCAGTTAATTTAATTAAGGAGAATGTATATGTTTAAATTATTATCAAAATTACAGCCGTATTTAGGCATAATTGCGATCGTGTACCCAGCTTTGCAGGCATTTGCAAAGAGCCGATTCGGCTATGAATTGCCTGATTTTGGCGATATCGGAAGCGTTATCAGCCAAGGTGCAGGAACTGCATTAGTTGCTAAGTCAGAGAAGATTTAGGGCTTTTCTTTTTCTGGGGGCATTTCGTCTATATATTTCTTATATTCCTCAGGCCAATCAGCCTTATGCTCCTCTGTCGCAATGCTTTTAATATGCACTATGCCTAAAGAATACTTGCGCTGCTCTACCAAGGTTTCAAGCATGGTGTAAACGCCTTTGCTTGGGTCGGTCATGTGAGGCCAAGTTATAAATTGTGCCGCAACTGTCAAAGGATGTTTCATATATCCTCTATTTACTTATTCTTCTTTTTCTTCAACTGAAATTAGCACTGATTTTCCAGCGTAATCGCTCATTTTGCCAAGCGAACAATCAAACGGCTGAGTCGGATCATGATACGGATTTTCAGCACTTTTCGGGGCTTTCTTGAGCATTTTGCGCAGGAGTCTAGCGAAACCTGTAACCTTTTTCGGGATCTTATATTCTTTATCCATCTATTCCTTTAATAGCGCTTCTAAGTCTTTAAATAGAATAGGCTTAGAATAGCGAATTTCACAGCCTTCATGTCCGCAAGTATCTGCAAGCTTCTTAGCTTCTTCAATTACCCATTTAACGCCCTCTAGGAATATACCTTGCATTGTTACTACGCCTCTTTCGGGATTCAGTGCATATTCCTTTGCCGCTTCTCCTGCCTTACTCATTTACTTTCCTTTAATAGCTCGGGGTTTTCGTATTTGACTTTTTCGGATCGCCTTTCCATATCTCAGTGTTCCTATAAATAAAAAAATCGCTGTACAATCCTATAGGAACTATATCTTTATCTGAGGTCATCATTTGTTTTTGCTTGAGTGAAAATAAAAGCCTATCCCAATCCTGCTTATACAAAGTCATGGATTGCGGATCTAGTCCGCTAGCAATTAAAACATCTAAAGCACGTTCTATATCCATAATCCTTATTTCTTCTTAACAGTCTTTTTATATGTCTTTACTTCATCCCATTCTAAGTCTTTTCTAGCCTTTTCTATGAACTCAAATAGCCTAGATTGCTCCGGCGTGGACTTCATCCAATTAGCTAGATTCTGCCTAGAAATGCCGTAAATACGCTGTAAATCGCTTAGGCTCGCTTTTTTAGTAGTTGATCTATGTAGCTCTTGAAGAGCCTCAATAAGTTCCTTCACGGCCTGATTTGTAACATTAAACATATGATTTAGAAAAGAGTTAATTTAATCAAATACATACCCTATTCTACCAAATTATTTTGAATAAAGCAATTTAATTTGCTAAAGTAATAAAATAAATTGCCGATTTATCTTGACAGAACGCAAGATAGTTTGCTACTCTTGCAAAGTAACTTGCATCAAAGAAAGGGTGATTATGATAACAAACAAAGAATTAAAAAAACGCGCACTAGCAATACTAGAAAACGACCACGAATTAAGCCGCTTGAGAAATGACGATCCAGAGCAAGTATCTTTGACTATCGTCAATCATATTGAATGCGATCTAGGCCGCGAACTAACAGAGCAAGAATACGATTTTTTAATAGATAATTTTTAATTAAAAGGGAATGAAATGGAAAATCTAACAATCACACAATGGTCAGAAAGAAGCGAGTCGCTAATTAAATTTGCGCCTGCTTTTTCGAAATTTCAAGCTGAAATTGAGGGTGTAAAAAAAGACGCTAATAACCCATTTTTCAAGTCAAAATATGCGGAACTATCATCAGTCTGGGATGCTATTAGAGAGCCTCTTACAAAGAATGGTTTTTCAGTATTGCAGGAACCAGGCAGCGAGGACGGTAAATTAATAATGACGACTACCTTGCTACATTCAAGCGGAGAGTATGTCAGATCCTCAGTTAAATTCCCGATTGTGAAACAAGATCCGCAGGGAGTCGGCAGCGCAATCACTTACGCGCGGCGCTACTCGCTACAATCAATAACAGGCATAGCGCCTGAGGACGACGACGGCAACGCGGCAAGCAATCCTGGTACGTCAAATAACTCAAGAGTAATGCCTGCACCTAGTAAGCAAAAGGTTGCAGTAGCGAGCGATTTAAACAAGCCATTACATGAGCAAGTTATACCGCTTGGAAAGCACAAGGGCACAAAATGGGGTGAGGTGAATGTTAATTATTTGCAGTGGCTATCAGATCAAAATATGTCATTAAGTCCGCAAGCTAAAGCCGAATTGGATAGACGCGCAGAAATGGGTATGCCTGATTTCGATGCAATAAACGAGCAAGCAGGAGGGGATGATTAACATGAGATTAATAGACTTTGCAGTAGATTACGAATCGTTATTAGCACGCTTAGATCAATGCGATGAAAGCGAGGAACAGGCGATATTAGACGAAGTAAACACAATTGCGGACGGCTTTGAATCGAAGCTTGAAGCTTGTGGTTGGATTTATAAATCAAGATTAGCGGAGGCGGAGGCTTTTCAATCTGAAGCCGAGCGCATGACAACTAAGGCCGAGAGACTTAGGAACCAAGG